GGAGGAGAAGATAGGACCGTGGGTTGTTCCATTCACTGATGTTATCCGTAAGCGGCTAGGGTCAGGACAGTACGAGCTGGCGATGAAGCATAAGGCTATTGAGATTGTACCTTTCGAGGTCATGCGGGGACGCACCTTCGACAAAGCCTTTGTCATTCTAGACGAAGCTCAGAACACAACACCTGAAGAAATGAAGATGTTCCTCAGCCGTGTCGGTAAAGACTCAACAGTAGTGATCAATGGCGATGTTCGTCAGCGTGATATCAAAGTAACTTCTGGATTAGAAACAGTTATCAGGATGGTTAGATCCCAAAGGATGCCTGTCCCGGTTATCGAATTTGGGATGGACGATATCGTACGCTCAGACGCCTGTGCTATGTGGATAAGAGCATTCAATAAGGAAGGTTTATAAGATGGCTATGAAGTATAAGTTCGGCTCGTTAGAGCATAAGAAATCCATGTGGTCTAACGCTAAGTATAGGGCTTCAGGGCTGGGTGTTCCATTTGATCTAACAGCTGAGGAGTTGAATATTCCTGAATCATGTCCTGTCTTGGGCATCCCTCTGTGTGCTGGTGGAACCTCTGGTGGTACGCATAACAGCGCCACACTAGATCGTTTAGATCCTGACAAAGGTTACACAGCAGATAACACAGCAGTCATAAGTATGAGGGCTAACCGTATGAAGTCTGACTGTTCTCCCTCGGAGATCATGCAGGTAGCTATGTGGACTCAACGCAAGATCGGACGAGCGGAGGCTCTCAATGGCACACTATGATTGCTCTCGCTGCGGGACCGCGTTAGGTATTTCACCTGAACATTGTCCTACCTGTTTAGAGTCCTCTAGTGTCGAACATACAGGTGGTAGCTCTAGCTACTACCGTGTGTCTATAACATCACCCACTACCCTAACTGAACCTTATGACGCTGAGTGCAACGACATCATCGAAGCATTAGGCATGACCTTCGCTGAAGGTAATGTGTTCAAAGCTCTATGGCGTACAGCTGCATCCCGTCAGGGTAAGCATAAGAAGGGTAACAATGGGGTTTATGACGCAGAGAAGATGGTCTTCTTTTCTAACCGCATATTGAGTAAGGAGCAAACTAATGGGTAAAAACTTAAAAGTTAAAGCGTACTGGTACTACATACCGGGAGAAGAATACCCGGAGTCATATGAATGTGCTGATAGCACCCCTTCAACCCCTAAATTCCACTGTCCTACTTGTGACAATATGCTTAGCACCACCTCCGATATTCTGAAAGGGACTATCGAATGTACTAACTGTTATCAGTTGTGTGATTTTAAAACCGTACAAATACCAACGCCGGATGATTGGGAGGACGACTACTTATGAGTGAAGTAATTATAGCTGTGGGTAAGGAATACCATGAAGCATTGCAACATGACAGTCATCTGCTTGAGTGCCTACTTCTTCTAGGTGTTGATGAATGGGACGGCTATAAACAAGCTGTTGAAATGTATGAAGAGGAGTCCGTATATGCAGGTTGAATACATCGATCATATGGGTAGCGATGCGTCGGTAGTTCGGGCAGCTCGTGTCTCATTCGCTGAGGATTCTGCGGAGTTTGACGAGGCTAAAGACCGCAAGCTGATTCGTTATCTGTCAGTACACAGTCACTGGACACCTTTTGCTCACACCTCCATTACTCTACGCATGACCGCGCCTGTACCTATTCGCACCCAGTGCTTCAAGCATAAGGTTGGCTTCTCGGAGAATGAAGAGAGCCGTAGGTATATCAGCAATACTCCTGAGTTCTTTGTGCCGGAGCAATTCCGCATGAAGCCTGAAGGTAGTGTTAAGCAGGGTAGTGGTGTGGATATGCCCGTCATAGGCAACCGCTACTGGCATAGTAGTTTCCGCACAGTCTATGCAATGTGTCTAGCTTCTTACGAGACAGCGTTAGCCGGTGGTATGTGTCCAGAACAAGCGCGACTGTTGCTGCCTCAAGGTATGGAAGTGTCTTGGTATTGGACAGGCAGCCTCGCTGCATACTCTCGCTTCTGTAAGCAGAGGTTAGACCCACACGCTCAGAAAGAAATCCAAGAGTTAGCCCAAGAAGTTTCCGACATCATCGAACCTTTGTTCCCTGAAAGTTGGAAAGCTCTTGTAGCCCCCTAGTATAAGCACTATCGGAGATTCCCCCTTCGATGGTGCCTTTTAATGTCAATTGTCGGCGCTCATGCCAGAGGTATCAAAATGACTACCGAAACCGAAGAGTTAGATCTTCCAGAATTTCCACTATCTTCCCGTGAACTATTAGTATTACTTCATGAACATTACCCTCCACGCTGTGTGGCCTACAACGAGTCTGAACTCTCAGCTCATCGATATGCTGGTATGCGTGAACTCATAGACGAGCTACTAGTGTGGCAGGAGGAAGCTGATGAAGAGCCGAATAGTCCGATGCACTAGGGACGATTATGATCCCATGCTCGAAATGGCTGCGGATATGCACTACGAGAGTCCTGTTTATCGTGACCTACCTTTAGATGCAGTGAAGTTAGTAGCCCTAGCTGACGCCGCCATATTCTCCCCATCGCAAGCTCTACTGATGGCAGCCACCGATGCGGATGGCAAATTCGTGGGTATGATTGGGGCAGTGGCTACTGAAGAATACTTTGGGCCATCTATAACTACATGCGACCTATTTCTCTATGTTCGACCAGAACAGCGGGGAGGGATGACGGCCTTCCGTTTGATCAAACGCTATCAGAAGTGGGCTGAGTCTATTGGAGCTACACGTATTAACTTAGGTATCACCACAGGGCTATTCTTAAACGAGACAGGTAGGCTGTTTGAAGCCGCTGGTTTTAATCACTCCGGTCACCAATACACGAGGATCAATCCCAATGGGAAACATTAAACACAATCGTACGCAAGTTGAACAGGCAGCTAAGGCTGCGAAAGCTAAAGCTAAAGCTCCAAAAGCTAAGCCAATGAAGAAAGAGGGGTCTGAATAATGTGCTTCGGTTCCCCAGCTGCTCCTCCTAAACCGAAAGAGCCGCCTAAAGCTGTTCTTCAAAAACCCCATGCTTATAAAACTAAAGAACAACGCGAAGCTGAAACAGCAGCGAGTGAAGGTTCTCAGCATCTAGCTAAACAAAAGAACCGCAAGTCATTCCGCATTCAACTGAGTAACGCTCTCGGTGGTAAAGGCAAGAATGGTTCCGGCTTAAGTCTCTGAGGTAGTTATGACTGATACAACTCAAGCTCGCTACGAGTCGCTTAAGAGCCGTCGTGAGCCTTTCCTTACACGGGCGCGTGAGTGTTCTGCAATCACTATTCCAGCCCTATTACCACCACAAGGTCACAACTCTCACACTGTACTACCTGCCCCTTATCAGGGACTAGGTGCTCGTGCTGTCGTAAGCTTAGCGTCCCGCTTGATGATCGCTATGTACCCTCCGGGCATGAGTTCATTCCGTCTACAGATTCCGTCTGAAATCCTAATGCAGGAAGGGCAGATGGAAACAGATCAGGAGACTGAGCGTGGCTTAGCTCTATCTGAGAAGACCATTAGTAATGAGATTGAACGTAAACAGTGGCGTCAGCCTACTCACCTTACTCTTCAATATCTGATTACAACCGGCAACGCGTTAGAACAGGTGCTGCCTGATAATAGACTACGCGTATTCCGTTTGGATCAATATGTTGTTGTACGCGACATGACAGGTGACGTAACTGAGATCATCATCGAGGAATATTTTTCACCATCTAATCTTCCTGACTCTGTTCGCTCAATGTTGAAGGCTGAAGATGCCCCAACGCAACGTGTGCCAATTTTCACATCGTGTAAGAAGACGAACAAAGGGTACGAAGTTCATCAGGAAGTTGCTGGGAGTAAAGTGCCGGAGTCTGTTGGTACATATGATGTATGTCCTTTTAACGCCTTACGTTGGACATCTGTAATTGGTGAAGACTATGGTCGTGGTAAGTGCGAAGAGCATCTCGGTGACCTCCAAGCCGTTGATGGATTATCTAAATCTATGCTCGACGGTGCTGCCTTAGCATCAAGACACATCATGATGATACGTCCTAATGCTGCTGGTGGTTTGAACCTCCGACGACGTATATCTAAAGCCGACAATGGTGAGTACGTGGTAGGTAACCCTGAAGATATTGGTATGCTTGCGTATCAGAATGCTCCGGGATTACAAGTCGCTAAGGCTGAACTGTCAGAGAAGAAGCAAGAGATTGCCTCTGCGTTCTTAATGAACTCTAGCGTTCAGCGTGAAGGTGAGCGTGTTACTGCTTACGAACTAAAGATGATGGCAGAAGAATTAGAAGGCTCCCTTGGTGGCGCGTTCTCAATGCTATCACGAGAGATGCAGTCAGCTCGCCTGAATCGCCTCATCTCACAGATGCAGAAGCAGGGTAAGTTACCTCCGTGGCCTGAAGGCGTCGTCGAACCTACTGTACTCACAGGCTTAGAATCTCTAGGTCGTGAGCAGGACGTTCAGCGCGTAGGCTCAGCTCTTCAATTCTTACAGGGTCTACCTCCTGAAATCCTCGACTATGTTCGTTGGGAGAAGCTCTTAGGCAAAGCCTTTAATGGCCTGTCGCTTGAGGATGCTGTGAACTCAGAAGACGAGGTAGCGCAGAAGCGTCAGACTCGCCAAATGGAACAAGGCTTAGGTTCAGCAGCGCAAGCTGGTGGTCAGGCTATGGCTCAACAAATGGTCGAACAACAAGGGATGTAACAGTCCCTACGACATACAGGATAATTAATGACTGAACAAACTAACCAACCCGTACCCGGCTCGGACGAATACAACCAGCAGAAAGCTGACCAGTTCAAGGCGGGGCATGGGACCCCATCAAGTGAGAATATAGACTCAGCTCCTACGGCTCCTAAACCGGAGAACGGACAGGACAAATTCTATAATGCTGAAACAGGCGAATACAACTGGCAAGCACACGCGACAGAACTTGAGTATCGCATGGGTCAAGGTGACAAGCCTCCGGTTGATAATACTGAAGAACCCCCAACCACTAATGACGAACCTAGCGAAGCTTCTGATGAAGCCGCAAAGGATGTCGTGGGTAAGGCGGGTCTAGATGTTGATTCATTAGTA